ATGGCATCGTTACAAGAAAGAAGTAGAAAAATGCGTGAAAAACGCGAAGCTAATAGGCTTAAAGCAAATAGAATTAAAGATTCTTTAAAAGTAGAAGAACTAAAAGCTAAAGATAAAACATCTAACGCGAGCACTTCTAATAAAAGAAAAGAAAGTGGTATTTCAAGAGTTAATAGAAAAAACCAAATTAAACAGATAGAAAAAAGACTTAATGAAAATAAACCTAAACCAGCTCCTAAACCAGCTCCTAAACCGGCTCCTAAACCAAATAGAGCTACAGACAAAGGTGGTCGCAAAGCTGCTCCAGGTTCTGAAGGATTTAAACCTATTAAAACAGATATAGGTCCTAACATGAATCAGGTTAATAAACCTGATGCTAAACCGGCACCTAAAAAAGAAGAGTTTGATCGTATGCAAGCTGCAAGGGACCAAATGAAGCGAGCTAGAGAATCTATGGGTATGGGTTCTCGATTTGGATATAAAAAAGGTGGCGCAGTTAAACATCGTGGTGATGGATGCTGCATGAAAGGTCACACAAAAGGCAAGATGGTATGATGAAATGTAGAGGCATGGGCAAAGCCATGAAGAAGCCCATCGCTTTTAAAAAAGGCGGACAAACCAAAGGCCATGCGGGAGAACACTCTCATGATGTCATGTCCAAAACGGTAGACACCTTGATAGAAATGGGGAAAGAAGTTAAAAAACGTTTAACCCCTAAACGTACAGGTAGAAAACCTACACGACAAGAAATGTTAGAAGCATCAAAAACAGGCGGTAAACCAAAAGGTTTGAAAAAAGGTGGCACCGTTAAAGATGCCTGCTACAAAAAAGTAAAAGCTCAGTATAAGGTATTTCCTAGCGCTTATGCTTCAGGAGCTATTGCTAAGTGTAGAAAAAACAGAGGAAAATAATGGCAGTTCGCAAGACAGCTAAAGGCGCTGCACTTAAACGTTGGTTCAAAGAAGAATGGAAAGATGTAAGAACCGGTAAAGCCTGTGGTCGTAGCAAAGGAGAATCACGTGGTACTCCTTATTGCAGACCTAGCAAACGTGTGTCTAGTAAGACTCCTAAAACATCAGGAGAAATGACTACCGCAGAAAAACGCTCGCGAATAGCGCAAAAGAAAAGCTTAGGGCAACCTGCAGGTAAACCTCGTAGAGTTGCGTCTCTTAAACGAAAAAAGAAATAGGAGATAATTATGGAATGGAATTGGGAACACTGGGCAGCGTTAGTTGTCTGGACATGGGTTTGGGAAAACTGGGTTTCTCATCATTGGCATGACATATGGGCATGGATGAAAAGCTGGCGGCACTAATTAAATAGTTTTAATGAACAAGAAAGATTTTTTAACTTATTTAATTATTATTTTTATTACAGCAGTGCTTTGGTATGCTGTAGAAACAAGAGCAAACGTTTTTTTAAAAAACGAACCTATATACATAACAGGTGATTCATGTGGTGGAAGAATGTATACAGACTGGCCCTGCATGAATCATACTGGATGTATAAAATTAGGAAAATAAAATGGCAACTTCAGGAACAACAACATTTAATCCAGATCTCAACGAGATTGTAGAAGAAGCATTTGAAAGATGTGGTGCTGAACTTAGAACTGGATATGACTTAAAAACTGCGAGACGTAGTTTAAACTTGCTTACAGCAGAGTGGGCAAACAGAGGCGTTAATCTTTGGACAATCGAAGAAGGTACAGTTAGTTTAGTCTCGGGTACTGCAAGTTATAATTTACCGACTGATACTATTGATATTATTGAACAGGTTATTAGGACAGGTTCAGGCACTACTCAAAACGATATTAATATTAACCGGATCTCAGCTCCTACATGGGGATTAATACCTAATAAAAATAGTACAGGTAAACCAATACAAGTGTGGGTAAACAGACAAGTGACTCAACCTACTATTAATGTATGGCCTGTACCTGATACAAACGACTATACATTTGTATATTGGAAATTAAAAAGATTAGATGATGCGGGTACTGGGGTTAATACTCAAGAAATACCATTTAGGTTTTTACCTTGTTTAGTTGCAGGATTAGCGTATTATTTAAGTTTAAAAATACCAAACGCTGGTGATAGAACTCAGTTTTTGAAACAGGAATATGAAGAACAGTGGTTATTAGCATCTACTGAAGATAGAGAAAAAGCTGACTTAAGACTTGCACCCCGTTACCAGCATATATAGGAATTAAACATGGGACGAAGGTATACGTCAGGTAAACACGCAATCGCAGATTGCGATAGATGTGGGTTTCAGTACAAACTAAAAGAGCTAAAGTCTTTATATGTTAGAACAACAGACACTCATATAAAAGTTTGTAAGAATTGTTGGGAACCAGACCACCCACAAAATATGCAGGGTATGTACCCTGTTGACGATCCACAAGCTGTTCGAGATCCAAGACCTGATACAAGTTTTGGTGTTACAGGAGCTGAAAGTAGTCGTGTAATACAGTGGGGTTGGGACCCAGTAGGATTAAATAATCCTTTACAACTAGAAGGGTTAGAAGATGATTTAGAAGCACAAGGACAGGTAGGAACTGTTACAGTAACAACAACTTAGGAGTATAATAATGAACAAAGATAGAAAAGGATGTAAACCGAGCTATAAACAACCAGAAATGGTAGCTACACCAAACACAGCTGGCTATCCTGAAAAGGACGTTAAAACATCTGGTGTTAAAATCAGAGGTACAGGCGCTGCTACAAAAGGTACAATGGCTCGTGGCCCAATGGCATAAGGATAGGTAATGAACTATACAGAACTAGTAGCAGCAATTGAGTCATATACTGAAAACCAATATAGCACTACTGATATAAATACATTTATACAGAATGCGGAACAGCGTATTTATAATACTGTTCAACTGCCTGATTTGCGTAGAAATGTTACAGGTACTATGACTACAGGAAATAAATATTTTAGTCTTCCTAGTGATTGGCTATCTACATTTAGTATTGCTGTAATTAATAATGATAATGAATATACTTATCTTTTGAATAAAGATGTTAACTTTATTAGAGAATCTTTTCCAGATACAGATTCTGGATTTTATGGGCAACCACAATATTATGCAATATTTAGTGATACATCAATGATTTTAGGGCCAACACCAGATGCTGATTACAATTCCGAGCTACATTATTATTACTATCCTGAAAGCATTGTTACTGCTGGTAATACTTGGCTTGGGGATAACTTTGATACTGCTCTTTTTTATGGATCATTACTTGAAGCAGCTGCTTTCATGAAAGAAGATTCAGATACAGTTACACAATATACTGCAAGGTATTCAGAAGCTATGCAGTTATTACAAAACTTAGGTGAAGGTAAAAATAGACGAGATGCTTACAGAAGTGGGCAAGAAAGGATACCGGTTCGATGAATATGGAACAATTAGATTTAGGTAACATTAATTTTGAAGTACATACAACAAGTGGTCGAGGTCATACTCCAGAAGAGTTAGCTGATTTTGCACTAGATAAAATTATGTACGTCAGCAAGGATGCAAACCCTTTAATTAGGGATCAAGCGGAAGCTTTTAAGGGCTACATTAGACAAGTGCTAGTGAAGTACTTAAAACAAGCGGTAACATCTGACCGCACAACTTTAGCGAATAAACTGCGTCAAGCAGGGCATTCAGATTTAATTAAAATTTTGGAGATATAAAAATGGCAATTTCTCAAGCAATGTGTACGTCGTTTAAAGTTGAGTTGCTTAGTGGCGGTCACAACTTTAATACAACTAATTATGCACGAAGTGTAAATACAGCAGATACATTTAAAATAGCTTTGTATACATCATCAGCAACATTAGGTGCATCTACAACAACATATTCAGCAACTAACGAAGTATCAGGTACAGGTTATACTGCAACTGGTAATACACTTACTATTTCACAAGTACCAACAAGCACTTCTACTACAGCGTGGTTAGACTTTGCAGATACTACATGGTCATCAGCTACAATCACTGCTAATGGTGCTTTGATTTACAATGATACAAACGGTGATACTGCTGTTGCTGTGTTAGCTTTTGGTGGAGATAAGACTTCAACTGCTGGGGACTTTACAATCGTTTTCCCAACAGCTGATTCAACAAGCGCTATTATTAGAATCGCTTAATTAGGAGCGGTTAATGGCTTCGTCTACTAGCTACGTAGGGTGGGGTAGAAATACCTGGTCATCGGGTTCCTACGGTTCACCTATGATAGAGATCTTTGTAGACGCTGTGTCTGCAACTGCAACGCTGGGCGACGAAACTGTAACTGCAGATGCTAATGTAACTTTAAGTGGAGTATCTGCAACTACTCAGTTAGGTACAGCAACTACTGTAAGCAATAATAACTTATCTGTTACGGGTGTTAGTGCTACTGGGGCTATAGGAAATTCGACTGTTACAGTTGTTTATAACGCAGAAGTTACTGGTGTTAGTGCTACTGGGGCTGTAGGCACTCAAAGTTTAATAACTAACAACAATATATCTGTTACTGGGTTAGCAGGTACTACACAACTTGGCACGGAAAGTGTAAATACAGATCAAAATATTTCTGTGTCAGGTGTATCCGCTACAGGTGAAACAGGCACAGTTGGTATTGATGTAGCTTATATAGGTTGGGGTGCAGGTCCTTGGAGTGAAGGTCCGTGGGGCACAGATACAATATTTGTTCTTGTCAACGGAGTTAGTGCAACTGCAACATTAGGTGACGAAACTGTAACTGCAAATGCTGATGTAAGTGTAACCGGTCTTGCTGGCACAACACAACTCGGCACAGCATCTGTTGAAACAGATCAAGTTATATCCGTTACAGGCGTTAGTGCTACCGGGGCTGTTGGAGACGTTGATGTTACAATTGTCTTTAGTATAGATGTTACCGGTGTTAGTGCTACTGGAGCTTCGGGCACTGTAACAACGATAACTAACAACAATATATCTGTTACTGGGTTAGCAGGCACTATGCAGTTAGGTACTGCAACTGTTACAGGTGATGCTAATATAACCGTTACTGGAGATGTAGGAACCACAGCGTTAGGCACTATATCTGTTGAAACAGATCAAGTTATATCTGTAACGGGTGTTGTTGGTACGATGGCACTTGGTACCGCTACTGTTGATGCAAAAGCTAATGTAACAGTTACAGGCGTTCTCGGTACTATGCAGTTAGGTACTGCTACTGTAGACGCTAAGGGTAATGTTTACCCAACAGGGGTTTCTGGCACAGGCGCTGTTGGAAACGGAAGATTTACTTTAGTGTGGGGCGATATAGATACCTCACAAACACCAAACTGGCTACCAATAGCCGCGTAAAGGAATACATATGATAGTTGAAGCAAAAACATTAAAAGATGGTACAATAACAAATAAATATGAAACGCATTTAGAATGTGCAAATTGTGGCATGGAAGTTGATGCCGAAGAATATAATTCAGGAACCTGCTCTGATTGTGGTGCCGCGTGGAATGGTAAAAAACATACTTCTATCCACGTTACAAGTGTACCTGCAAGCGGCCAAACATCATAATAGGAGAAATTTAAAATGCCAAGTACATATTCAGACTTGAAAATTGAGTTAATTGCTACTGGCGAACAATCAGGAACTTGGGGTACCACAACAAATACAAACTTAGGTACTGCTCTTCAAGAGGCTATTACAGGCTCAGCTGATGTAACATTCGCAAGCGGACAAGTAACTCTAACACTAACAGATACAAACGCATCTCAGACTGCTCGTAACTTAAGACTAAATTTAACGGGTACTTCAGGTGGCGCACAAAACTTAGTTGTTCCGGCTATTGAAAAACTATATTTAGTTAATAATGGCTGTGCAGATACAATCACAGTTAAAAACTCAACTGGCACAGGTATTGGCGTTCCTGCCGGTAAATCTATGTTTGTATATAACGATGGCTCTAACGTTGTTGATGCAACAACTCATTTAAGCTCATTGACTTTAGGCACAGATTTAGCTGTAGCCGATGGTGGTACAGGTGCTTCTGATGCAGGCACTGCTAGAACTAATTTAAGTGCAGCGGCTTCAGGTGCTAACTCTGACATCACTTCTTTATCAGGTTTAACTACCCCATTATCTGTAGCACAAGGTGGTACAGGTGCTGCAACTCATACTGCAAATGCGGTATTAATTGGGGAGGGTACAGGAGCTATTACATCAGTGTCTCCAGGTACATCAGGTAATGTTTTAACGTCCAATGGTACAGATTGGACATCTGCAGCGGCAGCAGCTTTTGACTCAGGCACATTGATGTTATTCCAACAAACAGCAGCACCAACAGGCTGGACTAAATCATCAACACACAATAACAAAGCGTTACGAATAGTTTCTGGTACAGCAGGCACAGGTGGTACAGTAGCATTTACTACTGCGTTTGCTTCAAAAACACCAACAGGTAGTGTAACCATTACAAGTGTGACAGGTAGTGCTGGGGCAACAACTCTTTCAACACCTCAAATTCCATCTCACAGTCACTCATACACTAGCTACAATAATGACAACTCTCACGGCGGAAGCAAAAACGAAGGTGTTCGGAGTCCAACTGGCGCAAATACCGGTAACACAGGCGGCGGTGGTTCTCACACCCACCCATTTAGTTTTTCAACTGGTGCTGGTACATTTAGTGGTGATGCTATTGATTTAGCAGTACAATATGTAGATGTAATTATTGCTGCAAAAGATTAATATTGAATATTGAAGTTATAGATAATATTGTCCCTTCAAAATTGTTGTTGGAACTAAGTAAAATAAAATTTAACTATACACCAGATAGATCAAATAATTTTGGAGTAGATAGATTTTTAACTTGTATAGAATATGGAAGCTACAATAATGTAGATAATCACGAGATAAGACGTGATAATTTTCAACATTTAAAAGTTAAAAACATTTGGGATTGGTTTAAAAACAAGACTAACGTTAGTATAAATAATTTAGAGTCTTGTTATATAAATGCTATTTCTTTTGGAATGGAAAGCTACATCCATACAGACGGAGTAGATATTATTACTTGTATAATTTATTTAAACTCTGACTGGCATAGTCAGTGGAGTGGTGAAACAGTATTTTACAGCGGTAATTATACTAATAATTATAATGATATATGGTATTACACCCATGATGTTGTAAAGTCTGTTTTACCAAGGTGTAGAAGAATGGTGGTGTTTGATGGAGAAATTCCTCATTCAGTAAGTCCATTATCTAAGAAATGTAGCGCACTAAGACAAACACTAATGTTTAAACTAAAAGATGTAGATATTAGTAGTATAAAAAAAGGATTATTAAGTGCAACTTGAAAAAGGGACATATTGTCCATTATTAAAAAAGAAATGTATTGGTTTAGAGTGCGCTTGGTTTACTAGAGTACAAGGATATGATGTGAATACAGGTAATCAAGTCGATGAATACCAATGTGCAATTAGTCTGCTGCCCATGCTGTTAGTAGAAAACTCTGGGCAACAAAGACAGACTGGAGCGGCTGTAGAGTCGTTTAGAAATGAGATGGTCAAAGCTAATGAGAATAGTGTAAAATTATTAGCAGAAACCGCCAAAAAAAATTTACTAGGAGACAAATAAAATGGCACACATAACAATTGTTACAGATGATAATGCTGTATACAAAAATCAAGGATGTTATTTAAATTTAGATTTATCTGCTTGTGGCATTCCTGAAAATGTACACGCATTACAATGGGATGGGGTAAATGGAGAAATAGAATATCGGGGTGATGTCCCAAATGAAGCTATAACATCTTTACCAGATTGGGTAGCTTCAGCTTTAGTTAAATGGGATGAAGCAGCAGCTGCCGAAGAATTAGCTAGTCAACAGCCAGCTATTACTGAGCAAGACAAAATAGATGCCGCTAATAGAGGAAAAGATTATGTTGATGAAGATTTTTGGGGTCAATATCCTGAAGCTAATTTAGATAGTGTAAATAAACTTCTTAATACAAAAATTGATGGTATTACATTAGGCAAAGCTCATAAAAACTTATTAAAGTCTGGTAAATTATATGGTGTCTCAGTACAGTCTGTAACTTATGGATCATTAGGTTTAACAGGACTACAAACGGTTTATGATTTAAGTAAAAAATATGGAGTTGCATCTTTTTCAGACAGAATGTATATGCCTACACAGGGCTTGCTTGACTATTTAACACAGACAGGTTGGAATATTTATACTGGTACTGACCATGAGGGAGACTATTGGATTGCTTATGTTACTTGGGAAGGTGAACTTATTTCTAATAAAGCTAAAGAAGATATTAATTCTGCTAGAAACGAAACAATTAATCAAGGTTATAATGATGGAACTCATGTGTGGGATATTGATGCACAAAGTATGACTAACATGACATCAAGAGCATCAGTTGTTCAAGATACTGATTCGGTAGTGTGGAGAACAAAAGATAATAATAATATTACAATGACTGGCGCAGAATTTAAAACATTATTTGCTGGCTGTGTTGCTGCAGTAGATGCAATTTATCAAGGCGCTTGGACACAGAAAGATAATGTTTAATGTTCAACTTCTGGAAACAAAACAGATATAGAATATTATTAGCAATAATTTACATTGTAGGAATTGCCTCTTTCTTTTTAGGTGCTAGTATTTGGTGGTTTGTAAGTGCTTTATTATGGAATAAAATAATAGAACTAATAGGCCACAGTATAGGCATGCACAGATACTTTACTCACAAATCTTTTCAAACTACCCCATTTAAAGAAAAAGTAATAGCTTGGTTTAGTGTATTACTTGGTGTAGGAAGTCCTATAGCATACGTAAGAAATCATAGGCATCACCATGAAGTAACCGACCAAGAACGAGACGTTCATTCTCCGCATCAACACAATGTATTTAAAATAGCACTAGGATTATGGGAGTTTTCAAGCATTAAGTATTTAGTACAACAAGGTGGAACAACTCCTCGTGATTGGATAAGTAATAAAGTAGTAAGATACATCCACGACAACTATTATAAAATATGGGGAATTCTTACTATAATCACTCTATGTATTGATTGGAAGGTTACTGTTTATCTATTATATTTGCCCGCTTTTATTTATCATTTACAGTTAGGTATCTTTATTAATTGGATAGGCCACACTTATGGTAATAGAAACTTTGAAACTAAAGATAAAAGCCGAAACAACAATTGGGTTCATTGGTGGTTATTAGGAGAAGGATTACACAATAATCATCACGCACAGCCTTGGCGGTACAATTGGAAAATAAAAAACACTGACGCTTTTGATGTTTCAGGATGGACAATAGATAAGTTTTTTAAACACGGATAATGAATAATAAACTTAAACAAGATTATTATGTTTTTGTTGATAATTTTATTACGCCAAACAGAGCAGTTAGCTTATATAACAATTTCAAACAAGAAGTAAATAAATACCCGCAAGCATTTGTAAAAGATCCTCAATGTCCCTCTTCTTTTTCTGTATACAACTATAAACCCTTTTTAATTTTGTTATGCGAACAAACAAATTTTATGACAGAATTTATGGGGGAGCCTATGTTGCCATCATATTCATATGCACGTTTGTATCAAAAAAATGAAGTTTTAAAAAAACATAAAGATCGCCCTTCTTGTGAAATTAGTGTTTCATTACATCTAAACGGAGATAGTCCGTGGGATATATGGTTTACAAAACCGAACGGGGAAAAAATATCCTACAATTTAAAACCAGGACAAGCTGTTATTTATCAAGGTATGCTTTCAGAACATGGGCGTGACGTTTATCAAGGCAATAACTATGGGCAAGTGTTTCTTCACTACGTAAGAGCTGAAGGAGAACATTGGGAACATTTTTTTGATAGAATAAATAATGGATGCTCTAGATAAATACATAATTGTTTTAAAAAATATAGTTTCTTTTGAATTATGTAATGATATATTAAATGAATATTGTAGTTCTAATGAATGGCAACACACAGAAACTGGAAGTGGACTTGATAAAACTGTTAGAAATTGTGACACTATACAAATTTCACAACCTTGGGTTATTAAAGAATCTAAAAAAAGATTTAATATTGATAAAGAATTATTTAAGTGTGCAACGAAATGTATTGAAGAGTATAATAGAAAGTTTAAATATTCTAGAGTGCATGAAGATACTGGATACGAATTGTTAAGATATAAAAAACAACAGTTTTATATTGAGCATACTGACTCATTTATACAGGCACCTAGATTAATTAGCTGTTCATTTCACTTAAACGATAATTATGAAGGTGGGGAGTTTGCGTTTTTTAATAGAGAACTAAAATATAAATTAAATAAAGGAGATGTTTTGATGTTTCCATCTACTTTTATGTACCCTCATGAAATCATGCCTGTTACAAAAGGCGAAAGGTATTCAATTATTACATGGTTCAGGTAAATAATATTCCTAATTTTATTGAAGTTTATAATGTGTATTCTAAAGATATTTGTGAAACACTAATACACTATTTTAATGAATCGGAAAAGGCAGGTTTAGCCATAAATAGAAGGACAGAAACCGCCGATAAATTAACAAGAGATGATAATGCATGTTATCTAACGCCTATTGAAGTAAATGCAAGATTTTTACCTAATGATATGACCAATGGCCAGCTAGTTAATAAAGTTAAAGATATTTTTTGGCAACAAGCTTATGTTAAATATGCTGAAAAATATGACATATTAAAACAGTGCCATGAATTATTTATATTTACTTTAAAACTGCAAAAAACAATGCCAGGAGAAGGCTATCATGTATGGCATGCTGAAGCCATGAATCGGTTCGTAAACTCAAGAATATTAGTGTATACAGTATATTTAAATGATGACTTTGAAGCTGGAGAAACAGAATTTTTATATCAACAATATAGGTATGTTCCTAAACAAGGAGATGTAGTAATATTTCCTGGAGCTTTTACACACGTTCATAGAGGTAATCCGCCTATAGGCAATAGTAAATATATTTTAACTGGGTGGCTTGAGTTTTGATAACTAAAAAAATTGATAACAAAGAGTTACACATTGAAGATAATTTTTTTGATTGGTCTTTTCATAATTGGCTGTATTCTTACGTGGCACAATTAAATAACTATGCAATAGGATTTGGTGACACTGATGTATTTGATAGAGCAGCACATCAATATATGACAGCTGATTTCGCAGTTCAACATTTAGAAGAAACTAACTTATTTGAACATATTTATAAAACTGAATTTGCAGATAAAATAAAAAATAGACAGTTAGTTAAAGCCACTATTAATACGACTACACCTGGTCAGGCTAACTTTCCTCACGCACATCATAATATGATGGTATTGTTATATTATATAAACTTAGATTGGAAACCAGAATGGGCTGGAGAAACCGTATTTTATAATAACTCTATAGATGATATTGGATTTATGTCTATATATAAACCAAATAGAGGTATTTTATTTGATGGTGATTTACCCCACTCTATTAGGTGCCAATCTAATATTGGGCCTACATATAGATTTAGTTTGTCTATGTTTTTTATTAAATGATACATCACACTATAAACAACAAAGATTTATTTATTGCAGATAATTTTTTTCCAAAAGAATATCATGAACGGTTTTATATGTATTGTTCAAAACTGCCTTATCGTATTGGATATCCAGATACAGTAGCATATGAAAGATTAGCACACCAGTACTATCACACTTCACTAGAAGTAAATGAACTACAAGAAATAGATCTTTTTAATTATCTATATAAAACTGAATTTGCAGATAAAATAAAAAATAGACAGTTAGTTAAAGCTACTATTAATTCGTCTACAGCGAGTCAAGCTAATTTTCCTCATTGTGACTGTGATTCTTTTACAATGATATACTATATGAACTTAGACTGGAAACCTGAATGGGCTGGGGAAACTGTATTTTTTAATGAAAATACAACAGAAATAGAGCTTGCCTCTATATATAAACCAAACCGAGCCATATTATTTGATGGGCATATACCTCATCAGCTTCGACCACAATCTATTTTATCACCTAATTTTAGGTTTAGTTTGGCCATGTTTTTTGAAAAATAAGGTATAATATTCCGTGTAAAGTCAACACTTTTGGGGTATTTTTATGTTATCAATATTATCAGCAATACTAGGCTTTGCAACATCAGGACTGCCTAGTGTCTTAGACTTTTTCAAACAAAAAGGCGATCAAAAACATGAACGCGAAATGGCACAAATTGAAATGCAAAGAGCTATGGAAATGGCTAAAGCAGGATATGCCTCGCAAGAAAGAATCGAAGAACTTAGAACAGACCAAGTTGAAATGCAAACTTACGCGGAAGAAAGAGCAGCGCTTTATAAGCATGATGAAAAACTCTCGGAAGGCGCGGCTGGTTGGGTTCTTACTCTCCGTGCTAGTGTTCGCCCCATTGTCACCTATATTTTTCTTTTTCTTCTACTATTTGTTGATATTACAGGAATGATATGGGCTATGAAATCAGGTGCTCATTTTGCAGAAGCGATGGATATAGTATTTAGTGACGAAGAGATGGCTATTGTAGCCTCTATTATTGGCTTCTGGTTTGGAAGCAGAACTTGGGAAAAGAAATAAGGATGACTCATGAAAACATCGGAGGAAGGGATTGCCCTTATTAAAACATTTGAAGGCGTGGTTAAAAAACCTTATAAATGTCCTGCTGGATACTGGACTGTGGGCGTTGGTCATCTTATCACTCGTTCTCCTGAGCTCCCTAGTGATTGGAATAGGACAATGGGAAATGATGAAATCGACGATTTATTACGAAAGGATTTATTAAAGTTTGAAAATGGAGTACTTCGTTTGTTACATCCTGTGCAACCAAGTCAATCTGAGTTTGATGCTCTTGTCAGCTTTAGCTTTAATCTTGGTTTGGGGACATTTCAGCGATCGACGGTGCGGTCAGCTTTTAAGCGTGGTGATAAAAAGAGGGCTGGAGAAGTTCTTTTAAAATACCGTAGAGCTGGTGGTCGCATACTAAAAGGTCTAGTTAGACGAAGATTTGCAGAACATGCATTATTAATGCGGAATAAATAATATGCCATTAAAAAAAATTATATTCCAACCTGGGGTAAACAGGGACAGAACTAATTACTCGTCAGAAGGAAGCTGGTATTCCTGCGACAAAATACGTTTTAGACAAGGCTACCCTGAAAAAATAGGTGGGTGGACTCCTATTAACTTCACTGCTTATTCTGGTGAAGCGAGTTCTATTATTCAATATGGTACGACAGATGATAATGAAATCATAGGTATTGGTACTAATGAAAAAAATTATGTTGTATTAGGTACTACTTTATATGACATTACCCCTATACGCACAACTTTTACTACTCCAGCTACGGATAACTGCGTAGCAACTACAGACACTTCAACTACCATAGTTATTACAATTACAGGACATGGTGGAGCTGATAATGACTATGTAACTATTAGCGGAGCTACTGCAGTAGGTGGAGTACCGGCAGGTGAAATTAATGCAGAGCATCAAATAAGTAATGTTACAAGTAATACGTTTGAAATCACTGTTACAACTGCGGCAACATCAACAGTAGCTTCGGGCGGTGGCACAGGAATAACTGCAGTATTTCAATATCCTGTAGGTTATGCTACTGTTACTTATGGTTATGGCTGGGGGGCAGGCACATACGGACGAGGAACATGGGGATCGGGCTCTACAACCCCTGTTGATTTTCCTCCTAGAGTTATATTCCAAGAAAAATTTAATAATGACATTATTTATAATATTAAAGACGGTGATATATTTTATTGGGATTACACACCGACAATTACAAATAGAGCCGTAAAACTTAATTCTTTAACTAACTCAAGAGCTGTTCCTGAACAAGTAGGTAAAGTTATTTTTGCATCTAGTGGGCATTTACTAGCTTTATCTTGTACAGAATATCAAGCAGATTATACGGCAGGAGCTAATATTATTTCTATTACAAGGTCTGGTACTACTGCAACAGTTACTACTGCAACATCACATAATTTAAGTGTAAATGACTGGGTAGTACTTGCGGGACAAGCTCCATCAGCTTATCAAGGTGAAGTGCAAGTTGCAAGCACGCCGACAGGAACTACGTTTACATATGTTTTGCCTTATGATCCAGGCTCTGATGCTACTACTGTAGGTACATATAAAGTGCCTGATTATTTAGGAGATTACGACCCACTACTTATTCGATGGTCAAATGTTGACCCTAATATAGGCCCTCAACCAGAAGAGTGGAAACCTGAAATTACTAATTCAGCAGGATTTTTACGAGTTAAACAAGGTTCTGGAATTGTTACAGGACACAGAACAAGACAAGAGGTATTAGTTTGGACAGACACAGCTTTATCTACTGTGCAGTTTCTAGGCACTGAAGAAGTATTTGCCCTACAAGAAATATCTGACTCTATTAACATTTTAGGTCCTAATGTAGTAGCTGAAGCTAATAACATTATATTCTGGATGGGTAGTGACAAATTCTTCATGTATGATGGTCGAGTAAATACACTGCCGTGCACACTAAAACAGTATGTTTTTGAAAATATGAATAAAGCAAATGGATGGCTTAACTTTGCTGGTGTTAATAGTGAGTTTAATGAAGTTATTTGGTTCTATTGCTCTGCCGCATCTGAATCTATTGATAGCTATGTTATCTTTAATTATCAAGATCAAATCTGGTATTATGGTTCTTTAAATAGAACTGCATGGGCTAATGCTGGAACTATTCAGTTTCCACTTGCCTCTGCTAACGGATATGTGTATAAACATGAAGATGGACACGATAATGTAACAAGTCCAGGAGCAACACCAACAGCAATTGATGCATTTATTCAGTCTGCTGATATGGGAATCGAAGATGGAGATCAATTTGTTTTAACTAAAAGAGTCATACCTGATGTTAATTTTACAGCTTCAGATACTAAATCATCAACAGGAGCAACGCTAACGCCAGAAGTTCAAGTAACTGTAGGAGTTAGAAACTTTCCAGGTGCTGCAAACTCTACAACAGATGTAGCAGGTAATACTTTAACTCGTGATGTTGTAACTACTGCAACCATTGACCAATATACTAATCAAGTTTATGTAAGAGCTAGAGGTAGACAAATGAACTTTAAAATAGCATCAAGTGATGTAGGCGTTCAATGGCAACTAGGTACAACTCGAATAGACTTCAGACCTGACGGAAGGAGGGGTTAATGGCACATATAAAAGCAACTAAAGCGCCTAACTTAGCAAACCCATTACCTGAATACGACAGAGATCAAACTTTACAGTTAATAAATCAGTTGCGTCTTTATTTTAATACTATTGATGGTAGTACTGGACAGATGAAAGCTAACTTAGATGGTCTTAATACTTTAACTTGGTTGGGGGATTTATAATGGCATACCAATCAGTTGTACCCACTTTATTAGGGCAAGCAGAAATGACTACTGCTTATATTGCTATTTATACAGTACCCGATAATACAAGAACTTATGTTAAAGATATTACTATTACTAATACAACAGGTTCTACAAAAAGAATTTATGTAAGTTTAGTCCCAAATGAAGGAACACCAGGGACAGCTAATGCTCTTTTTTATAATACTCAAATACCTGCTTATACTACAGTTCAATGGACAGGAGCACAGATAATGAATGTCTCCGATACAATACAAGTTAAAGCTGATGCTGTAGGGTGCACAGTAAATGTTACAGGTGGGGAGGCTACTGAATAATGACAATTACAGTCTATCCACCAATACCTACACCTTATAATATTCTTGTTTCTAGCGGTGAGTTATCTAATACAGAAGCTATACATAAATTTGGTGCCGTAGCTTCAATGAGTGTTAGTACAACAGGTACTATTTGGGATGTTGATGACACTCTTTACCCTTGGGCAAGTTTAGCATCTGCACAAACTATTTATTGTATTTCAACAAGTGCATCAGATACAGGTAGTTTAGTCGTTTCAGGCCTTGATGAAAACTATGCTCAACAGACAGAAACAGTCACTCTAACAGGGACATCTGCTGTGACTACAGCAAATACTTATATTAGGGTATTTAGAATGTATTACACTTCAGGGGCTAATGTTGGGGATATAACTGCTAGGGTTACTTCAGGCGCAGGTACTGTTGTGGCTAAAATTTATGCAGGTAATGCTCAAACTTTGATGGCTGTATATACTATTCCAGCAGGTAAAACAGGGTATTTATATCAAGGGGTTATGTCAGCTCAAGCAGGTGCTGATGCTACAGGCAATATGTTTGTTAGATACTTTGGTGAATCTGCTTTTAGAATAGGGCATACTTTTGAAATTTCAGGGGACGGCGGCGAATATTTTTATCCGTTTGTTTTTCCTATAAAAATACCTGAGAAATCAGATATAGATGTACGAGCAACAGTTAGGTCAAATAATGGTAGATATACTGCAGCTTTTGACCTTTTACTGGTTGATAACTAAGACAAAACGGTTTATAGGTAACACATTTAATGGTATTATACAACTTATATTATAGGATCTTATTATGGGTATTGGTAGAATATTAGGAGCGGCCGCTCCAATTGCTGCGGGGTACTTTGCTCCATCCTCTATGTTTGGAGGTGCTCTAGGTGCTACGGGTAGTGCTATCGCTACTGGCGCATTGACAGGTGCTGGTATTGCCGCATTGACAGGACAAGACGCTTTGATGGGCGGTATTACCGGTGGTCTTGGTGGTATGGGTGGTGGAGCATTCCGATCGGCAGCAGACGCAACTAAAGCGGCAGCCGCTGGAGTTGGTGGTGGAACCACGGCTGGTGTTAATTCTTTAATACAAAACCCAGAATTTATTAGCCCATTTACTCCCGCTGGTACTTTTGGTAGCCAAACTATGAATGCTGGACTAACAGGCGCAAGTATGGGTGGCGGAGCTTTCATGCCTAATCAAGCATTAGCAATGCAAAATAATATAAATGCTACTAATAAGCTTATGGGACCTAATCAACTAAACCCAGTATACAAAAATCAATTAGCTCCTAACTTAGCGTTTAAAGCTACTCCAGACGCAGTTGATCCAACAGCATTACAAGGTGGCTATGAATCGTTAGGGACAAGTATGGGTAAAGGTGTTGAATCAGCCAAAGCAGCTTTTGACGAACCGGGCAAATTTTTAGAAAACTTAGGTGATGGTAATAAAACTATCGGTGCTGCTAAAGCTGGAATTACAGCATCTGGTCCAATAATGGCTGCATTTGAACCTGAAGTACAAACATTTGATGAATTACGTACTGATAAATATGATCCAAACAAAGCATTAGACTTAAGTATGGATACCGGTATTGATGCTGCACTAAAACGCGATACTGGATTAAGATTATTAGCAGAAGGTGGTGAGGTTGAATCAAGCGGGTTTAGTGAGGTAGAATTAGGATATACACCAGAAGGATTCAAACCTACAACAGGTTTAGGTGAAGGGGAAACTCTAGGTGTTGATGCGTATGCTGCAGGATATAATGTTCCTCCAGGTACTGAACTTACAGCAGAAGGTAAATACATATACCCTATGATTCCTAGTTATTACTATTCTGCGTATCCTAGACGTGCATTTGAACCTTTACCTACCGGCGGTCTTGATAGCTTACAAAGAAAAGCAAAAGGTATGGCTGAAGGTGGCGAGATTACAGATGATATGAGATCAAGTTATGGCATAACACCTCAATATAAAAATGTAGGGTATGGTATGGGAGCAAGAACACAAGAAAGAGTTCCTGTTATGGGTATAGTTGATGTTGGTGGTAAGTTCGTATCAAATCCAAAAGGTGATATATCTGACGTTCAGTTTGAAGAAAAATACTTACAAAATCAAGTAGATGCAGAAAAAAATCAAAACCAACAAAGTGGTAATATGGGTCCTCAATTTGGTCCAGGAGTACCAGCTCAAATACCAGAGGCTGCTCAAAAGGCTTTAACAAACTTGGCTGGTGGTATAGCTTCAGCTCAAAAAAGTCAAGCTGCTAATCAAATAGGTAGACTAGGCGGTCTTGCTGGTGGCGGCTACTTAGAAACAGGTGGTCGTATCGGTGATGGTATGTCTGATGATATAAAAGCTAAAATAAATAATAGTCAAGAAGCAAGATTATCAGATGGTGAATTTGTAGTTCCAGCAGATGTAGTTAGTCATTTAGGTAATGGCTCATCAGATGCAGGCGCAAAGCGTTTATATTCTATGATGGATAAAGTAAGAAGAGCTAGAACAGGTACTAAACAACAAGGGAAAGAAATTAACCCAGAAAGGTATATGCCCGCTTGATAACAGCGACACTTGTTCCAAAAGAACATATAGAAAGTATTTGGCCTCAGATAGAAATATATGCTGCAAAGTGTGCCAAATACACGTACGGTAGATATACCGCAAAAGATATGTTAGATCAGTTACTTACAATGGATCAACAGTTGTGGGTAGCATTTAATAATAAAACAAAAGAAATAATAGGGTTTTGGGTTACAGAAGTAGTTGAATACCCTCAAACAAAAGTACTAGTATTACATTTTGTAGGTGGCAAAGACTTTCACAGTTGGTTGCCAGATGGGTTTCCCAAACTACAAAAGTTTGCTAGAGAAAATGGCTGTAGTAAAATGGAATCATATGGCAGACCAGGTTGGGAAGTTATGTGGCAAGATTATGGATATAAAAAAAGATTCGTGTTTTACGAATTACCAGTGGAGTAAACAATTATGTGGCTAAAACTAATACCTACTAAATTAAAAGTATGGTTGATAAAACATCTATATGCGGATATTGCAGGGATGGGTGACGGCGGCGATACAGAACTTGCGCACGTTAATTTAAAAGAAGTAGCTATATTAAAAGCTAATGGTGGTGCAGGTACTATCAATTCACGCACAGGACTTGTTGAATTTAAAGGCAAAGGCGGCGGTGGCGGTGGCTCACAGCAAACCACTTCGTACTCTACAAACTTACCTGAATATGCAAAACCATTCTATGAAGAGCTATTAAAACAATCTGGTAAACAAATCTATACTACAAACTCATCAGGCGCAGTAACTGGTGTCAAACCTTATACAAGCTATACAGGCGATAGAATCGCGGACTTTACTCCGGAACAAGAAGCTGTAAGAACTGAAGTACAGGGTATGACAACTCCTGGTCAGTTTGCTGACGCAGAAAAAGCAGTCGGTGACGTTACTACAATGGGTACAACAGCTGCAGCTTCCGGACTAAGTAAGGCTTTAGGTTACACACCAAGCGGCGTTACTTCGTTAGCTATGAAAACTCCAGCTGAATTTGATGCAGCGGCGGCAGCTAAATACATGAGTCCTTATGAGAGCGCAGTTACAGATGCTGCTATTAGAGAAGCTCAAAGACAAGGAGACATTGAAAAAGTTAAATATTCTATGGGCTCTATTGGGCGTGGCACTTTTGGGGGTGGTCGTGAAGCCTTAATGAGTTCTGAAGCTGATGCAAGAACAAGAGCTTTGATTGCTGACTTACGTTCGAGAGGTAAAGAAGAAGCCTTTACAAGGGCACAAGAACAGTTTGAAAGAGATAGAACAGCTGGCATGTCTGCTGAAGCTAAAACTCTAGATGCGGCTCAACAACAAAGACAACTAGAACAACAAGCAGAACAGTTTGGAGCTGGATTACAAAAAGATTTAGGCCTTGCAGGACTTACAACTACACTAGAAGCTGGTAGAGCTTCAGGGGCATTAGGTACAGCTGAACAAGTAGCAAATCTTGAAAGACTCAAAGCTCAAGCCGCAAGTGCTGCAGAAGAACAAGCGTTAGATCAAGAGATAGCAAACTTAAAATATCAAGAGTTCATGGAACAGCAAGACTATCAACGCAAACTACTCGAATATCAATCAAACATTTTACGTGGTACTGCAGGTGCATTAGGCTCTACACAAGTAGCTTACGCTCCTCAACCTTCTTTAGCATCGCAGATTGGTGGTTTAGGTTTAGCGGGTCTTGGCTTATATAATGTATTAGGTAAGGGTTAATTATGAATATTATTCAGATACAAGATAGATTAAAAGGTGTGCCTGACCAGGCTTTAGTTGGTTATGTAGAAAACCCAACAGGCGACGTACCCACTTATTTAGCATTAGGTGAACTACAACGTCGCAAAGATATGCGTGAAAGATACCAAGCTGATGCGGCACCTGAACCTACTGTAGCTGAGCAATTAGTAGAAGAAACACAACCTCAAGGTATTGCTGGCCTAGCTCCAGAAGGCATGGATATGGCAACAGAAGGTATTGGAGCTCCTCCGATGCAACCAAAAATGACTCCTGATATGATGGCATCAAGCGGTGTTGGTGCATTACCTGCTGGTAACGTAGGTCAAAACTATGCTGGCGGCGGTATTGTTGCATTTGAAGACGGCGGTGAAGTAGAAGAAGTTGAAATGAATGAAGAAGGTGAAGTTGAATATGGTCTTGGTGGTAAGATACTAGATTTTGGTAGAAAAATTATTACTAAACCTCAACCAAGAATTCCAAATCCAGGTAATTTACCTATGTTACGTCCAGGCTTAATTAATAGAAACCCACTCAAATCAGGTGCACTTGGTGTAGCTGGTGCATACTATATGTTAAGTGATGATGGTGAAAAGATTCCTTTAACAGATGAACAAGCAGCCGCAATGAATCAAGGAGTAATACCTCCGGCATCTACAACACCAGAAAAAGATAATAGAATAGTATATAATCCCCCTGCATTTCCTACTGAAGCATTCAAAGAGGAAGACCCTAGAGCTTATGGTGAAGAAAGAATGAAAGCTTATAAAGAGTTTATTGGTGAAGATACTGTTTCACCAAGACTAGAAAAAAGATTAGCTGAATTAGAAGCAGGTTTAACAGAACAAAGAGATATTGCTCCATACATGGCATTAACAGAAGCAGGTCTAGCAATCGCTGCAGGCGAATCACCAAACGCAATGACTAATATTGCTCAAGGTGCTACTCGTGGTATTCAATCATATGCACAAGAACTTAAAGATATTAGGTCTCGCGAAGAGAAAATGTTTGACATTGATACTGAAATTCAAAAAGCTAAACGTGCAGAGCAAGTTGCAGCTGGTACTAAAGGATTTGATAGTATGGAAGCAGCAGAAGCTAGAAATAGAACTGCAGAGCTTGAACAGTTTAAAGCTGAACAAGATGCTGCTAAAACTCAATACCAAGGTGATGTGGATATTAGAGGCAAAGAAATCTCTGCTACTACTTATGGCTATAATACTAAGTCTGCATCTGCTGTGTTAGCACAAGCTAAAGCAATGGGATATGAACGTGAATCTATAACATTAAATAACTTAGAGGAAACATATAGGAGAAACCCTACGGAGGAAAATAAAAAAGTTTTAGATGCTCAACAAGCGAAAGTAGATAGAATTATGAGAAAGGCTGAAATAATGGTAACAGGTAGTCAAAGACAACCAATGCCTCCTCCCGTCCCTGGACAAAGAGTTCTATCACAACAAGTTGAACAAGATGGAGTGAAATATAACATATATTCTGACGGATCAGTCGAACAAGTTCAATAAGGATAAACAATGCCTTTTGACCCAAACAAACCATTTGAAGTCATAAAGACTTACAAACAACCTCAAACAGGGTTTGACCCAAACAAACCGTTCACAGTAATAAAAGACTTTCAACAACCTCAACAACCTCAACAACCCAAAGTACTTAAAGAAGGTGAAGGCAGCGACTTTGCTCGTGGCTTTGGTACATACTTTGACCAGTATGGCGGTATTTTAGGCGGCGCAAAAGTATTAACAGGTAAAGCTATAGGTGATGACGAACTTGTAATGAGTGGTGTCGCAGATATGCAAGAGTCTGAAGCTAAAGTAGGTGCTCGTGGTGTAAAAGAAACTGACGAATTTACCAAAGCTTGGGATAAAGGAATTAGCGAAGTACTTACAGAATTCCTGCCTTATATTGCGGGTCAAGGTGTAGGTATGATTGGTGAGGCTTTTATCACTTCTATTGCAGGAGGTATGATTGGTAGTGCTGTTGCACCAGGAGCGGGTACAGGAACTGGACTATTAACAGGATTTGTTGGTAAAGAGCTAGTTAAAAAAGGAATTATAGAAGCTGCTAAAGAAATGTCTGAAGTAGAAGCTCAGAAATATATAAGAAATGAAACGGCTAAACTTATACAATCCGAGGCCGGTAAACAAGCAATTAAAAATATTTATAAGAAAGCTGGTAGCAACATAGCTCTTACTGGTATGGCTGCTAAATTTGGCGCAGGTGAAGTTACAGGTAGAGCAGTTGATGAAGCTATTAAAGATATTGATGATCCTGAATTACAACTAGAAAAAATTAAAGAGCTTAGCACAGGTAAGCTAGCTACATTAAGTACTGCTCATGCATTGGCTAACTTTATTAGCCTTAAAATTGGTCTTGGGTCTTTAGAAAAACTTGCAGCACCTACACAAAGCATGTTGCTTAATATAGCTAAAAATATAGGTATTACAGGTATTAAAGAAGCTCCTGTTGAAGCTATTCAATCTGGTATAGAGAGGTATGGTGCTGACTTACCACTTACTGATAGAGCAGCATTAGAAGAATATATTAATGCCGCGGCTGCTGGTTTTGCAATGCCTATCATACCTGCTACTATTGGTGGTATAAGAACAACTACATCACCTACAACATCATCACCTGAAGGATCAACTGTAGATCCAGAGCCAGAATCAAAAGGCCCAGAGCCATCGGGACCGAAACAACCTAGTGATAGAAAAGGTTGGAATTTTGATGACAAAGAAGTAGAAAGACGTGATAATATAATAAAAGACCAAGAAATAATTAATTTAAATGAAGACCTAGTTGATGTTGATTTAGATGATGCAGATACTAGACCTAAACTCTTACAAGCTCCTGAAGAAAGTCCCGAAGACTATAAATTACCTCCAATCCAAGAAATAGAAAGAAAAATCAAGGAGAAAGCAGATGCTCAGCGACCTAGCCAACTTGACGACGAACCAGATAGAGGAAGCATTTCAATACCTCAATCTGAGTCTACTAAATCCAGAAAACAATTATCCCCTACCAAAGAGCTTGGAACAGTTGTCAGAAGCACAGTGGATAGCAATACAAGTGATGCTGGCGCAGCTGATGGACGAGAGGGAAAACCACTCAGTTCACTAAGTAGAATACCTGAAGAAGGGTTTGAAAGAATTCAAGTAGGTACGCAAGATATAATTACAGGCTATGATAAAGATGGTCAGCCTATTACTCAACAAGAAAAATTATTTGTTGATCGCCCTATAAAAAATTTCCAACAAGAAGTTAATAAACAATTAAATCTACCTCTTGGTCAAACAGACGAACTTGCATTATACAAAAATCAAATAGAATCTTATATAAACAAACGTCAATACCGAAATCAGCTAGGCGAAATAATAAGTGAATATGATAACGTTGGTATGCCTTATGCCGTTACACAAGAAGGCTTAGCTGAAGCAGAATCAATCTATACAAGCATACTAAATTCAGAAGGTAAAGCTGCAGCGGATAGATATATACAGAACAAACGTGAGACTGATCCTTTATTTAATAAAACTAAGATTGATACAGAGTCTGCTACTACAGAGACAGAAGGTATACTACCTATATATGCAACAAACAATTTAGAAAATGCTCAAGCTTATCTAGTAAAAAACAATTTAACTGACCACTATATTAATCCAGAAGAAGATGTTGCTGGTAGGACTCTTGCATATTCTGTAAGACCTAAAGTACTTCTTCCTAATACTCGCCCTATTACAGTAGCTGATTTTTTAATTAGAGATAAAGGTAAGAACTTAAATAAAACATCTAATCCACTTAAATTCTCTACAACACCTAATGAAAGCGTAGTAAAAAACATACTGCAAACTAAGTTAGATACAGCTCAATTTAATCAGTTAAATGCTAACCCTAAAGTATTCAAGACTATCGCTAATGAGTTTGCTCAACGAAGCTCCGACCAAGACGCAGGCTCAACTCCTTCACAAGAAATAAATACTCGTAAAGCTCGTGAATTAGAATTTGATGTAAGGTCAGAAACATTACCTGGTTTCCAAGAATTTATGAAGCGTATGGCTTTAATGGGTATCAAAGAGTTACCAAGCTTCTTAAAGGCAGGAGCTGTATTTGGTTCAGCAAAAGCACCAATACAAGGGGCATTCTCAGTAGATGAAGTTATAGAAAATGCGTTAGGAGATTATATCTTTGAAGAAGCCGCAGACTCACAATCTAAAGTAAAAGATTTTGGTTCAGGACAGAACGTAGGCCCAGCTGACAAGGCTAGACGTAAAGCATTACGAGATGAGTTTATTAATTCACCTATCATACAAGAATACTATTTAAATAGAAAAGGTAGTAGATATAACAGCCTAGAAGAAATACAAAAAGATATTAATAACTACAAAAATTATTTTGATACAGGCACTGAATACAATGACGGTAGAGAAATAATAAATGAAATAGAAGATGCAGAGATCAAAGCATTAGCTCAAGCTGTACGAGACCAACAAGATAAAGCAGCTATAAAACGAGTTAAAAATAAAATAGCTGACCAAATAAAAGCTAAGTCTGACAAGTATAAAAAAGCAATTAAAAAAGAAGAAATAGATCTAGAAGATATACAAATAGATGAAGACATAGAGATAGCTATAGATGAGATAATGGACTTACCAGCTCAAATAAACCCATTTGATGAAATGGTACAAAACTCTGATGACATACAAGGTGATTTACTTGAGATGTTAGACGATAGGTCAGAAGTTAATAGACTTATAGAGCAGTATAAAAATGACCCTATAGCTCTCTTAAATGATTTAGGTGAGAGACTTACAAGACAAGCAGAAGTAAATGCAGAACTAGGTGATACAAGAAAAGCATCTTACAGAGCTCAGCAAGCAGAGTTAATAAACCAAATTTTAAAAATACCTGGTATAGATAAAGTATCAGTAGTAAACGCTGATCCTAAGACTATAAAAGGATATTTAGATGAGTTTGCAGATGCAGCGGGTAGACCTAGACCTAGATCTAGATCATCAGGTTTTTATACACCTGTTCAAAACGTAAGACCAAGTCAGTCAGGTTTATCAAAAGCAATTAAAATAAAAGGTGCTGAATTTAAAGATGTTATTGTGATAGACGACACAATGTCCAGTGGCCAAGCATTAAAAACATTGTTACATGAATTTGCTCATGTCGGTACGGTAAATGCAATTCAGTTTGATATGTTAACTAATGTTGAGTTTGACGAATTAATAAATTTGTTTAATAAAGCTAAACGATATGCAAGACAACAAAGCAGAGGTAAAGTAGTAGGGCAAGACTATGAATATAATGATTATGGTTTTAGTAATATAAAAGAATTTATTGCAGAAGCATTTTCTAATGCAGAGTTCCAACAGTTTTTAGCAAGTATTCCATCAGATTCTAATCTACCTAGCGAAACAGGGTTCTTTAGGTCATTGTTTGATGACTTTATAAGTTTTATTTCTACTACACTTGGTCTAGAAAATATTGATAATACAGTATTAAAAGATACAATTCAGTTGTCAGCTCGTGCATTTCAAATAGGTACGCTACCACTAAAACTTGACAAGAACAGAACTAAATCTTGGTATAGAAAACAAGACTTCCGTAAAAAAATGGATGAAATTAAAGAAATAGAAGATGCTGAAGAACTAGGAGAGATTACTCCTGCAAGAGCTAGATATAGAAAATTAGTCAATAAAATTAAATACCCTGATTTTGCTGTTGATCCAATGGCTGATGAAAAACCACGTGAAAGACGTAATGTGGATATTATTAAATTTCCTAAACCTACTAAACACGATAGATCATTTAATGAACAAGTACGTGATAATACTGAATTGTTTGAAAGAGAAGAAAGTACTTTCGGCAAAAGACTTAAAAATAGTTTCTTTAATGAAAAAGATGGCTTCTTTAAAAACGGGGATAAGCTTTTAACAACTGCAATTAGAAATTATGCAAACCGTTCTATTGATATTAAGAAAGCTCAAGATAACTTAGAGCGTTCAGGTTTATTGTTAGTTGGTGTTGATGGATTTAATAATGTATTTGACCAGCTAACTAGAGCGTTTGGTTTATCAGATTACTACATGAAAAAAATGCAGCCAGCATTTGATGCCTACTCAAGAGCTTTAGGTAATTATGTAGAGTTACAAAAACAAAACGGTATGTCTGAAGCAGAAGCTAAAGGGCTATTAAAAACTCTGTTCACAGGTATGCATGAATCTGAACGTAGAGAAATAAAATTCTTATTAGATGTTCCTTTGAGTAATGAGCAAATTATACGACGTAGAGATGGCACTGCAACAAGTCCTGCTGCTTTACGTGAAGATATAATGAAACAAATCACTACTAAAGTATGGAAAGATAGTGAACAAAAGAAAAATGATTTACAAAAATATAAAGAGCAACTACGTAGATTAGCAAACGCTGAAACTAAAGTATCAGGTAAAAACACAGTAGATTCTGTTGCAGGCACAAGTTACTTTAGCCCTGAGAAAAAAGGCGGCCCAGTAGATATTACAAGTAATAGATATGATGTATCTGACATGAGTGCAACTCAAGCATCTATAGCTCAAAGTCAGTTAGCTAATCTTAAATATACTGACCCAGATGTATATCAAAGTATCACACAGCTTAGAGAAGCTATGACTCAACTCAATAAAGATACATTAGAATTGAATTCTGAAGCTAACTATGCTAGCCCACAAGCTATGAACGTTATTGAATTTTATGGCTGGGAAAATTATATACCTCTAAAACGTAGACAGCTTGATGCAGAAGAATCTTTCTACAATCCAACAGGTGGTAGGATGTCTAGAGAACTTAAGAAATTAGAAAGCTCATTTGAAGGTAATCAAGGCGAATCAGAAGACCCATTTACTCAAACTATTGTAGATGCATCAAGAGCTGCAGCACGAGCTGGAAGAATTAACTACACACAATCTGTATATAATGCAGTTACACAAACAGTTAAATACAAAGACCGTACAACAGGAAAAGAAGTAAAAGGTAAAGCTATTGATGGTAAAGTCTTAAATACATATACTTACGAAGATCGTTATAGAAATAATCCAGAGTTACAAAAAGATTTAGCGAAGAAGAATACAGTATTACATTTCTTAGATGATGGAAGTATTGCAGTTATAGAAATAAAAAATGATAATCTATTACAAGCTATACGAGGAGCATATGCAGAAAATCCTCAATGGGTAGCATTTTTAAATAGAATAACAGGGGGCTTAGGGCAATTACATACTAGATTTAACCCTCCATTTGCAACCTTAAACT